CAAATGGGAAGAAGAAGACGAGGAGAATACGATGAAGGGGTTCCTAGAATTAAGGTTCCTTCTCCATCGCCATAAACAAATTTTATAGGAGGAAAATATGGCAATTACAACTAACGCAATATGTAATTCTTTTAAAGAACAAACTTTACAGGGTTTACATGACTTTACACCTTCAACAGGTGATGTTTTTAAATTAGCATTATATGATTCATCAGCTTCAATTGGTGCTGACACAACTTCATACGATGTATCAATCGCAGGACAAGTTGGTGACACAGGTCAATACGTTGCAGGTGGTGGAGCACTAGTAAATGCTTTAGTATCAGTTAATGGAACAACAGCTTTTGTTGATTTCAACGATTTATCTTTCACAGGAGTAACTTTAACTGCAAGAGGTGCATTAATTTATAATACATCTGAAGCTTCAAAAGCAGTAGCAGTATTAGACTTTGGTGGAGACAAAACAGCAACAGCAGGAACTTTCACAGTACAGTTCCCTGATGCAAACGATACACAAGCGATAATAAGAATATCGTAATAACAGGTAATTATGAATGGCTGGTGCTTGGAATGAAGGATCGTGGAATGATAATAGCTGGGGTACTGACGTAAATGTCGTCCTAGTTGAAGGACTTTCTACTTCTACAAGCATCGGCAATTCAACAGCCTTTCCTGAGCTAGGATGGGGAGGCGGAGAGTATGGAGAGCAAGCATGGAATGCTCTTCAAGACAATGGAATAGTAGCACCATCTTTTTCTTTAACTAATTCAATAGGTTCAGTTTCAATTGAAACATTAACCGATGTCCAAGTCGATGGTTTTTCACTTACTGCTAATGTAGGACAAGCAGAATCAGATGTTTTAAATAATGGTTGGGGTGCAAGAACATGGGGATTCTCAGTTTGGGGATCTGTTGGAGATGTAATTTTAACAGGTCAACAATTAACAGCAGCAACAGGACAAGCTATTGCAAGTATTGATGTTGATGTTCAAACAGGTTCCGTAAGTTTATCTACAGATATTGGATCATCTGCATCAAGAATTGATGTAGAAGTTTTACCTGATGGTGTTTCTTCAATATTTAACATAGGAAATGAAGACACTACAGGAAATGCTATTGTAGTACCTTCAGGAGCTACTGCATTAGCTGAAACAGGACAAGCTACAATTGACCCTACATTCTTAATTGGAGAAGGTTGGGGAAGAGATACATATGGAAACTTAGGTTGGGGTGTAAATTATTCTGTAATCGGTGGTGGTGCAAACGGTATTCCAATTAGCATAGTAACAGGAAATGAAGATGCATTTACTGATGTTACAGTAACAGTTACTACAGCAGGAGAATTACAAACAGCTATTACACCAGTTGGAACTTCAGCTAACTCAGATAACGAAATTGCACATAGTTTCTTATTAACTCAAGATTTAGGAACAGTATCATTAGAAGGACATGCAAATGTAGAAGTAACAGGAATAGCTCAATCTATCGTTCAAGGAGACGCTATTGGAGGAACTATTCAAGAAGTTCCTGTAACTGGAGTATCTTTAAGTACATTTATTGGTAACGAAAATACTGCTGGAAACGCTGATGTAATACCTACAGGAGTATCGGCTACAGGAGCGGTTGGAGATATAGTACCTGTTTCTTCATATGATTTAACAGGAGCTACGGCAACTTATAGCGTAGGTCAAGTAACTAATACTGGATCTGCTGTTGTTATTCCAACTGGCGTGGGCTTGACAACTGCTACTGGCTCGCCTAATATTATTGCATGGGCGGAGGTTAACACTGGAACCCCTGTAACATGGAGTGAGGTTGACTTAGCAGCTTAACGACATATAATTAATTTAAAGGAAAAATTTTATGGCATCAACATATTCATCAGATCTAAAACTAGAATTAATGGCAACTGGCGAAAACGCTGGTACATGGGGTGATAATACAAATAATAACTTAAACTTAATTCAACAAGCAGTCGCAGGTTTTGAATCTATAGCCTTGTCTGATGGTGGAACTGTTGCTCTTGCAATGACAGATAAACAAATCTCAAATGCAAGAAATATGGTAATTAAATTTACTGGAACATTAACTACAGCATCAACTGTAACTATCCCAGATTCAATTGAAAAATTTTATATAATTGATTTATCAGCAGTAACTGGTGTAACTAATCTTACAATTAAAACTGAAAGCGGAAGTGGTTTTACAGCAGGTGAAGCTGCAATCGTTGCTGCATATTCTGATGGAACTAATTTAAATGAAATCGCATTAAACACATTAGGTGGAACAATTGCAACAGCTCAAATTGATGACAATGCAATTACAAGTGCAAAAATTTCTGATAATCAAGTAATCACGTCTAAAATTAGTGATAACCAAATTACTTCGGCTAAAATTAGTGATAATCAAATTATTACTTCAAAAGTTTCAGATTTACAAATTACAACAGCTAAAATTGCTGACGATGCAATAACACCAGACAAACTTTCTGATACTGCGGTAACTCCTGGTGAATACACTACTGCTACAATTACAGTTGACCAACAAGGTAGAGTTACTGCGGCTTCTTCTGGAAGTGCTGGATCAACTCCTTACTCTCCTATTACAAAATTCAATTCAGGTAGTGGTAACTATTCTAAAACAAATCCAACTGCTAACAAAGTTGCTTTATACATGAGCGGCGGCGGCGGCGGCGGAGGAGGGGGAATGTACCAAGGTCAAGGAGGAACAGGCGGAGACGCAGGATTTGGTTATTTTGGTTTTGCTTTTGGTGCACCTGGATCATTTTCGTACTCAGTGGGATCTGGAGGCGGCCCAGGCGGCGGAGGCCCTGCTAACGGAACTGGATCACCAGGATCAAGTGGTGGAGCAACAAATTTTTCAACAGGAACTGCTAACGGAGGCGGAGGAGGATCTGGAGCTCCAAGAACATCTCCAGGATCACCTGGAAGTAATGGATCAGTTTCTGGACAATTAACTGATTTAACAAACATTGCAAACTTCGTATACAGACCATTCTCAACAGGAAATGCTTTCTTTGGTGATGGAGGTAATGGTGGCGGAGGTATGAACCCTGGTTCACCTGGTGGCTCTGGTCAACCTGGTTACATATTTGTTTACGAAAACGTAGAAGGAGCTTAATAGATTATGGCAAAAATTATATTTGGAACAGGCGGTTCACCTTATGCTATAGCAGCCGATCAAGCTACATTAGATGCTATGAATTTAGTTCAATCACAATATGACATAGTAGATGTAAGTGATACTGTTTATAATAACGTAAGATTAAATAAATCAACTGTATCTTATGATGGCTCTACTGTTACGGAACAAGGAAGACAACAAGAAAATGAAGTGACTGATGGAGAATATATCCCTTACGATAATCCAGGAAATGGTGTACCTATCATTGAAACTGCATTAGTATTAGAAAAAATTATTGAAGATGTTAAGCAACATATAAATTGGTACTTAGGATCAAATACTAACTCTGCGGTTTCTAATTATTTGTCTTTTTTAAATTCTATTGATAAATCTACAATATCATTTCCAATGTATGTATCCTTAGAAGAATATGCAGAAAGTGAAGGGCAAACTCCTTTTCATCCTTTACAATTAAGATAGTTCATATATAACTTCTCGTATGTTTGAGAAGAAAATTGAGTTTATTGCTCAAGAAGATTATTTTAATTTAAAAGAGGATTACCCTAAACCTATAAAACTTAATATACCTGATTGGTATAAAAAATTACAACATCTTCCTAAAGGAAGAACAGTAAAAGGCTGCATGCCCTTTTTAGATACCTTAACTACGGGATATGTTTTACATGTACCAGTAAGTATGGTTATTGCACATAATGTTAGAAATGAAGAAAAAGGTCATCAAGATAGTTTTTATTTTGTAGGGGATTTTTTATATGGTTTCGCAGACGCTGCAAGAATTAATATAAATACTGATAAACCTCAAGTTCACCCTGGTCACCAAGTTGCAGGTTCTCCTTTGCTAGAAAAAAATAAAAATTTACCTTTATTTAAAATACTAAACCCTTGGATAATTAAAACTCCACCAGGTTATTCATGTTTATTTGTACCTCCTCTTAATAACTCAGATGATCGTTTTTCAATTATACCTGGAATTGTAGATACAGATACTTTTGATAGTCACATAAACTTCCCTTTTGTTATAAATGGTGATAAATATCCTTCATTAGAAACTACTATTAAAAAAGGTACACCTTATGTTCAAGTAATACCTTTTAAAAGAGATAATTGGAAAATGGAAATAAAAAAAATTTCTACTAAAGAAATAATTAAAAAAACTTGGTCTTGGGGAATAGATTATCTCAATATTTACAAAAATAAAATTTGGAAAAAGAAATCATGGAAATAAAAGATTTTGTTAAAGTTTACGATAATACCTTACCAAAAGATATGTTTCAAAATTTAATGAGAGTTATAGATACTCTTGAATTTTCTCCTTCGACAATTGATGAAGGAGAAACAAATTTTGATGTTAGAAGAACTTATGTCAAAGCCTTAAATAATACAAGTAAATCTATGACAGAAGTTCATTGGAATAATATACTTTCAAGAAATTTTTCAGGACATATAGAGAAATATTTCAAAGATTTAAAAACATTTATACCTGTAGCAGGGACAAATATAATTGATGTACAATTATTAAAATACGAAAATAGTGGTTTTTATAATTATCATGTTGATCACTTTGCATCTGCACCTAGAACAATGACTTGTTTGATGTTTTTAAATACAGATTATGAAGGCGGCGAATTATGTTTTAGAGATATTAATGGAGAAAATGAATGGTGTATTGAAAAAGCTCCTGCTAGAATGGTTGTCTTTCCAAGTACCTTTTTATTTCCCCATACTGTTAAACCTGTTAAGGGAAAGAGACTTTCTATAGTAGCCTGGAGTTTATAAATGAAAACTATAAAAGATTTAAAATATAAAAAAATAAAGAATTTTTTAACACAAGAAGAAGCTAAAACGTATGCAGATTATTGTAAAATTAAACATAGACTAAATTATAATAGTTTTGATTGTTTACAAAATAAAAATTGCGACACTTTTTTTTACGGAGATCCTTTAATGGAATCTATTATGCTTAATAAAAAATCTATTATAGAAGAAGAATCTGGTTTAAAACTTTCTTCAACCTACGCTTTTTGGAGAATGTATACTAAGTTTGCTGATTTAAAAGAACATATAGATAGACCTTCTTGTGAAATAAGTGTAAGTGTATGCTTAGGTTCAGATGGATTTGAATGGCCTCTTATATTTGATGGTACTTCAATTAATTTAAAACCAGGAGAGGCTTGTATATATTTAGGATGTGAAATAATTCATGGAAGAGAAGAGTATAAAGGAGATTGGCAAGCCCAAACTTTTTTACATTATGTAGATAAAAATGGCCCTTACAGAGATTGGGCTAAAGATAAAAGAGCTTTATTCGGACAACAAAAAAGGAGAAACGAAAATGGAGTTTAAACAAAATAAATTTGATGGTAGTTGTAAAATCTATTTTTCAAAAGATGAAATAGATTCAATTAATAAGAATAAATATTTGTTTTTGACAGATATTTTTTTAAGACATTTTGGTAATAATTTAGTCAAAATTGTTTCTGATTGGAATTCTGTTTTTAGAAAAGAAGTTAAAGATTTAGATACAAAATCTTTTAAAGTTGAGCCTAAAGTTTTTGATGGACAAACACATAGTTTTACAAATTATGTAAGAGAATACGATGTGCTAGTTGATGAAGATTTTAAAAAATTTGTAAATGATTTTGAGTTAGAAAGACATAGACAAAATAATAACAATTTTGATGCTGATGAAAAAATATTAAAAGAGTTAAAAGAAAGAGTAGATAAAAAAATACATAAAATTTTAATTGAACACAATTGTAAACTTGAGCGTTGTTGGATTCAAAAATACAGCCCTAATGATTACCACGGTTTACATGTTCATGGAAACGGTAATAATTATTCATTTGTTTGGATGATAGATTGTACTGAAGAATCTTCTAATACTATTTTTCATAATCCAGGATATCCTTATATAGTTTTAGAAACATTAGAAGTAAAACCAGAGGTAAATAAACTTTTATTCTTTGATGGCAGTATTCCTCACGAGGTGCCTCCTAATAAAGATTCTACAAGACTGATAATTAGCGGTAATTGCACTAAACTTTAAATAACAATATTTATATTGTATAATGGCGTATGCCATTAAATTTAATAAATATACGGCCTGGCTTCAATAAACAAATTACAGATACTGCAGCAGAAGGGCAGTATGTAAATGGAGATTTTTCTAGATTTAGATATGGTCTACCAGAAAAAGTTGGAGGATGGTCAAAAATAACAAGTGATACTCTTGTTGGAGTTACAAGAGCACAACATCAATGGACAGATTTAGATGGTAGAATTTACGCAGCTTTAGCAACTCACAAAGCATTAATAATTTATTACGAAGGTGCCTTTTATGACATCACACCATTAGAGACTTCTCAATCTGGAGGTACGTTTACAACAAATGGCACAACAACAGTTACCGTAACTTTAGCAGGACATAATTTAAGTGAAGGGGATTTATTTACTTTTACAAGTGTTACGCCACCTTCTGGGTCTGGTTACTCTGCTGGTGATTTTGAAGACACTACTTACGAAGTAACTTCAAGATTAAGTGCTACTCAATTTACAATTACAATGGCTTCGGCTGCATCCAATTCAACAACAGACGGTGCGTGCACAATTAATAGATATGTTAAAGCAGGAGGCGTTGGTCAAACTTATGGATTTGGTTGGGGAACAGGAGCTTGGGCAGGTGCTACAGGTGTCACTAATCAATTAGATGGAGCCTTATTAAATGACTCAAACGGTACGGGAGGTGTAGGTAACACGATTGATGTAGATAGCACAACAGGTTTTCCTTCTGCTGGAGTAATAAAAGTTGATAACGAATTAATATCTTACACAGGAATTACTGCTACGTCTTTAACTGGAATTACAAGAGGAGTGAATGGAACTAGTACCGCATCTCATAGCGATAATTCTTCTATTGAAGTTTTCACTGGTTGGGGAGATGCATCATTATCCTCTTCAGTAACGCTTGATCCTGCTAATTGGTCATTAGATAATTTTGGTCAAATACTTACATGCACAATTTACAATGGTCGTACATTTATTTGGCAACCTATTCAAAGTAATAATAACGCATTACAAACAAGAGCAACTATTATGGCAAACGCTCCGACAAGATCATTATTTACATTAACATCTGATCAAGACAGACACTTTATTCATTTTGGTACTGAAACTACAATTGGAGATGTTAACACACAAGATAAAATGTTTATAAGATTTTCTAATCAAGAAAACTATTCTGAATATGCTCCTACTTCTGTTAATACAGCAGGTACTTTTAGATTAGATGATGGTACAGAAATAAGAGCAGCTATAAGAGCAAAGGATTATATTTTAATTGTTACAGATACCGCTGCGTATACTATGCAATTTGTTGGATCCCCTTTTACATTTAGTATTAGAAAAGTAGGATCAAACTGTGGTTGCATTGGCCCTCATGCTATGCAGTTTAAGGACGGTATAGTTTACTGGATGGATGATTCTGGTGGATTTAATTATTTCAATGGTACAGTTGAAACATTACCATGTTCTGTAGAAGATTTTGTATTTACAACAAACAATCCTGGTGATTTAGGATTAAATTATAATGCAGGTAAATTAGTTGTTTGCGGCAATAATTGTCTGTATGGAGAAGTAACTTGGTATTACCCTTCTGCTAATTCTGATGTTATTAATAGAGCTGTAACATGGAATCATGGAGAGAAATGTTGGTACACGAGTTCTTTAGCACGAACCACGGCCCAAGATGCTCACTTATATTCAGTTCCATACAAAACATCTTGGAATCAAACTGGTGTCCCTACTTTTCCAACTATTCAAGGTGTTACTAATTTTAATGGCTCTACAACTTATTGGGCACACGAAACAGGAACTGATCAAGTAGAAGATGGAGTAACAACAGCGATTGAAGCTTTTGTTGAATCAGGAGATTTTATGCTTCATGTAGATGGAGATGGTGAAGTATTTACTAAGATAAGAAGATTTATTCCTGATTTTAAAAGACTTGATGGTAATGCAGTTGTTACTATAAATTTAAAAGATTATCCATCTGATACTGCTACCTCTTCTTCTTTAGGCCCATTTACTATAAATAGTTCTACGCAAAAAGTAGACACAAGAGCTAGAGGAAGAGCAGCAAGTTTAAAAATATCAAATACTGGTACAGG